TGACGCGCTGCAGTACGCCTGCCTGTTCGCCTCCGGCGGCATGGCCCCGCGGGTCAATCGCATGCTGTTGCGGACCCGCCAGGAACCTGCTAGAGTCATGCCATCATCCCGTGCCTGGACATAAGGAGAGTTGCGATGCTACCCCCGCGTAGACCACCCCCGATGGCGCGCCCCGCTCGCGCTGGATTCAAAGCAGGTGTCGGTGCAGGCTTCAAAGCCGCCACACCGGCCATGCCCGCGGCGCCGAAGTTTCGCGGACGCATGGACAACAACGTAGGTCAGCCGGTGGGTTACCGCCCCCAGCCGGGTCTGTATTCCGAGGGCGGCAGCGCGAAGTCCAAGAAAAGGAAGAAGTGACATGTCCAAGAAACCCGCCTCCGCAAACATGAAAGCCCGTGCTCTTCGTGCTGAAGGGAAAAGCGACGAGTCCGCGCGGCGTATCGCCAACGCGCAGCGCGCGCCCGGCCAGCACAGCGTACAGGCGGTGCGACGTAACAACGACAAACCTGCCCGTGTGAAAGCAGCGCGTCGGAATAGCTGACATGGCGAACCTGTCGGTCGGCCGTGGTGAAAAGCTCCCCACCTCCAAGGGAGCTGGGCTGACCGCGAAGGGTAGAGCCAAGTACAATGCGGCGACCGGCAGTAACCTGAAGGCGCCGCAACCGGAAGGCGGGCCGCGGAAGCGGTCGTTCTGCGCCCGTATGAGTGGCATGCCCGGCCCCATGAAAGACGAGAACGGTAAACCCACCCGCAAAGCCGCTTCGTTGAAGCGATGGAAGTGCTGACATGGCGAAAATCACACGCATCGATGACCCGAACAACCCGTACAACGTCAAAAAAGTCGTTGCGACGAAGGACAACATGAAGCCGCTGGTGGTCAAGACCACCAAACCGGTCGAAAAACCGTTGAGTCGACCGAAAGCCATCGTCCAGACGCGCAATTTTGCCGCCGGCGTGGCGGATTCCATCGTCAACGCCGGTCGAAACAAGCTCAAGACGGCCAACGCCGAGTACAACGCCGTGCGGAAGAAGAAAATCGATGACGCGGTAGACGGAAAACCGAGGAAATAACATGGCTGGTGGCCTGATTCAGATGCAGTCTGCGCGTATGGTCGACGAATCCGGGGAGTCGGCAGACGACCGGACGACACTCGACGATGATTTGGCTGGATACGTACGCACTTCGTTCGATGCGTCCAAGGATAACCGCCAGACCAACGGCATAAATGACCGTCTCCTGGCCGCCATGCGCAGTATGCGCGGTGAATATGACGCGCAGAGTCTCGCAGATATCCGCCAGTTCGGCGGGTCCGACGTTTACGCACGGATAACCGCCACGAAGGTCCGCACACTCGCTGCGTCGCTGCGCGAGGTGTTCACCGCGGCCCCGCGGCCCTGGACAATCATCCCCACACCGGTTCCGGAGCTGCAGCGCTCCAGTGAAGACCGCGATTTGGTCGAGCAGATGCTCGCCGCGGAGATAAAAGAGGTTATGAACTCGACCGGGGCTCCACCAGAGCCCGGTCTAATCGCCGACCGGCGTGAAAAACTCATCACGACCATCGCCGAAGCCAAGATGAAGCAGGCGCGCGACGCCGCGGAAATCCGTGAGCTGCAGATTGACGACGTTCTGGTCGAAGGTGGCTTTTACGAAGCCCTGTGGGCGTTCCACTACAATCTGGCGCTGTTCCCCATCGCCTGCGTGAAGGGTCCCGTCGTTCGTTACCGCAAGGTGTTGAAGTGGGGCACCGACGGCAAGCCGACGGTCGAACACGTGCCCAAAATGCTGTACGAATGCCCGTCGCCGTTCGACCTGTACTTCGCACCATGGGCCAAGAACGCCCAGGAAGGCTACATCATCCATCGCCAGAGCATCACGGCGTCCGAACTCGAGTCGCTGCGTGGTCTCCCGTCGTACAACACCGAGCGAATCGATGCAGCGCTGACCGCCGGACCGTCCGACCGCATGGACTGGGACTCCTACTGCGAGGTCGAGCGCCGTTGGCTGGAGAACCGTGAGACGACTGCAGTCAGCGGCAACTCCATCGAGCAGCCGTTCGCCATGTTGGAGTTCCACGGCACCGTCCCCGTCAGCATCCTCAAGACCTGGGGCGATGTGCCGGGCGTTCTCGACACCGACACCAGCATCGACCTGACCTGCTGGATGGTCAACGGCATGATTATCGGAGTCCGGCGCAACCCGCACCCGATGGGACAGAAGCCGTTCTACATCAGCTCGTACGAAAAAGTCCCCGGGTCGGTCTACGGTAACTCCATCCCGGATATCCTCGAGGACATCCAAGGCGTGTCAAACGCCTGCCTGCGCGCGCTGGTCAACAACATGAGCATGGCCTCCGGGCCGCAGGTCATCCGCAACGAAGACCGCTTCGCCCCGAACCAAGAAGGCGCGAATAAGCTGTGGCCGTGGAAAGTGTGGGACGTGGTCGACTCCATGTTCGCCAACAGCAATTCAAAACCGCTCGAGTTTTTCCAGCCGGAGTCCAACGCAGGCGAGCTGCTGTCCATCTTCCAGGCGTTCAACACGCTGGCAGACGAAGTGTCATCCATCCCGCGGTTCATGCAGGGCAACACGGGCGGACAGGTCGGTGCGCTCCGCACCGCCTCTGGCCTGTCGATGATGATGGACGCAGCCAACCGCACCATCAAACAAGTCATCGGCGCGGTCGACCGGGAGGTCATCGAGCCGGCTGTGGAGGACGTCAACATCTACCTGGCGTTGACCCGACCCGAGCTGTCGTTCGGTGGCGACATCACTGTCCAGGCCAAGGGTTCACAGGAACTGCTGTCCAAGGAAACCATGCGCATGCGCCGGATGGAATTCCTGCAGGTCACTGGCAACCCCATCGACCAGCAGCTGGTCGGTCCGGAAGGTCGCTCCGCCATCCTGCGCGAGACCGCCAAAGACCTTGGCCTGCCCATCGACGCCATCGTCAAGCCGGGCGCAGCGCAGCAAGCCGCCGCTGCGCAGACCGCGGCCGCCCCCCAGCCCGGCGCCCCGGCACCATCAGAAGCCCCACCGGCGCCGACTGACGGCGTCGCCAGAGCACCTACCGTATGAATTTAAAAACGCGCGAGGCGCTGCTGCGCCTACGACTGAACCCGGATTTCAAGGAGTTTCTGGCACACCTTGAGACGAGCCGTGACACCGCCAACAGCCAGCTCATCAACGCAACCGGCAACGATATCTTCGTTTGCCAAGGGCGAACGCAGGCGTACCTGCACATTCTAGGAGAAATACGAAATGTCGAAAAACAAACGTCAGCTTGAAGCCGAGGCCGCTGAAGCAGAACTGCAGCGCATGTACGATGAGCAAGAGGCCGCCAAAGAGAAGGCGAAGGCCGATGCCGAAGCAGAAGTCGCGGCACACAACGCTAACCTACCGCCAGACAACGCGGGCGACCCTCCCGTAACTCCAGCAGCTGCACCGCCTCCGCCGACCCAACTCCCACCGACGTCTGACTGGGAGCAGCGTTACCGCTCTCTGCAGGGTATGTTCGCCAAGGCAAACGAAGCGAACGCCGAACTCCGTGGTCGTGTTGAGGAGCTTTCGAGCCGCGTTAACCAGGTGACCACCCCGGCTGCGCCGGCTCCAGCAGGCTCGACGCGTCTCCTGTCTGATGACGAAGTGAAAGACTACGGCGAAGAGTTCATCGATGTGACGAAGCGCGCTGCGCGTGAAGTATTCGACGGTAAAGTGCAGGACCTGGAAAAACTCGTGCACGAGCTCCAGCAACGCGTGGCACAGCAGGACCAGACGGTAACGACGGTCAGCAAAAAAACGCAGGAGCGTGAACAAGAGGTGTTTTACGACGCGCTCGACAGTGCGGTACCGAACTGGGAAGAAATAAACCGTGACCAGAAATTCTTGACATGGCTGCAAACCACTGATATGTTCACTGGTAGTAGCCGCCATGCGCTTCTGAATCAGGCGTTTAACGTCAGAGATTCGGCAAGGGTAGCGGTGTTCTTCAAAGCATTCGCTGACGAACAAAAGGGGGCCGCTCCGCCGCCCACCACACCAGTCGTTGATGCTGCCTCCCTCGTGTCACCGGACACCATCTCCTCGGGACAAAACCCAACTCAACCGCGTCGTGGAAAGCTCTGGACGCAAGCTGAGATTGAGAAAATCTACGACGACAAGATGAAAGGGAAAATCACCCACGACAGGTACTTGGAGCTTGAAAAAGAAGCTCTGACTGCGCTGGCGGAGGGTCGCGTGAGATAACCCCCATCCCCCCTTTTAGGAGCCGCTACCATGGCCTTTCCAACCGTACCCGGAAATTATTCGACCTTTTCCGGCAACCTCATTCCCACCCTGTGGGCCAAGAAGCTGTTGGAGCGTTTCTATGACGCCTCGACCTTCGCGGAAATCAGTAACACCGACTACCAGGGCGAAATCAAGAATCAGGGTGACCGTGTGGTCATCAACCAGATTCCTGATATCACCATTTCGGACTACCAGGCCGGCCAAAGCTTGGTGTACGAAATCCCGCCGGCCAGCACCCTCGACCTGCTGATTGACCAAGGTAAGTATTGGGCATTCCAGTTGGACGACGTCATGGACGTCCAGAGCGCCATCAG